TATTCGGGTATTAACGGACATGGGTGTCCGTTATTCGGGTATTAACGGACATGGGTGTCCGTTATTCTATCCCTTAGTGATTGCACCCATCACCCGATATATTGCCCTTATGTCTTCGAGCGGCAATTCCAAGTCGGGGTATATGCGTTTGCCGCGGCCGTTGGTAGACGTGTTGAGCGCGGACAACCTTACGCGCGTGTTGTCTTCCGACGGATAGGCTAGCCGTATGGTTCTAACCTCTGCCGTCATGATTAGGTACTTGCCCCCTGCCATTATCGCCCCAGTGGTGGGCAATACGAAGATAGTATCGCCCGATGCGTACTTCGGTGCTGCATCCTCGCCGTGGTATTCGATGCCGACACAGCCAGCAAAGTAAGGCACAGATACGTGGCCGATTGTCGGATAGTTGTCGGGCGTTAGTGCTGCGCCCCTGTCCGCCTGCGCGTACACGTTGAGGATGGGTTGCGCATCGCGCCGCTCGCCGATGCCGAAAAGGTCACGCCCCACGATGGCCGTTATCTCGTAGAGATAGGCATCTTTGAAGTTCTCAGCCAAAAAGCGCGTGTTAAGCCCCTGCCGTGATATTCCCAGCCTTTCGGACAGCCGCGTTAAATTTACTTGGTTTGATAACAGAATTTCCTTTACTTCCTTTCCTGTCATAATATTTCTTTTACTTGTTCAATATTTCTATGTCATTATCGCCAAAAATAAGTTTCATAACCTGCTCTTTCTTATCTTTCCGTAGCTTTATCTGCAATATGGCCTCCGTGCTGTCGTCTTCTAGTGATTTAGCCGAAGAGTACACTTCGGGATATGTGATAATATCAATTTCCCGAATTGAAAGAGCATGTGCAAGATTTGAAAGTTGAGTTAAGCTCAATTGTACAGAGCCGTTCAAAATCTTACTGAATTGCGATGGTGAGGTATCTAGGTATGCCGCCATAGCTGCTTGTGTTAACCTCCGTTCATTCATGATTTTACGGATATTTCCGATAATTATTTCCGTGAACATAAATTTCGTGCTTTTGTGGTTATAAAATTACTAATTGATTATCAATAAGTTATAGACTTTTTTGAAATTTAGATGCAAATTTTGAACGAAAATATTTCATAATTTGAAACTTTGTTTGTATCTTTGCATCATAAATCAGAAACAAAGATATTAATAAGTTTCTGAAACGCACAAATTTTTGTGCAAAAATAAGAACCGCATGTGCGGTGGTTCCCCTGCCTGATGGGGCTGTAAGGCTCACGGATTATCCGAACATAGAGCCGATGCAGAGGCCAATCGTAGAAGCAAGCAGCCCCTTGGGTCGAGGCAAGCAGCGAGGAAGAAAGTGGTAAGCTAAGAAGAAACAATGCTTTATATTTCTAAGCAAATAGGCAGGCGCCGTCGCATTCGGCATAATGGTTGGGCGAATAATAGTAACCCCGAATAAACCATCATCGGTTAGCCTGCCACTAAACAAAAAATAGGGTAACATGGAAGAGAAGAAACCAGTTGTCCCCACGCTCCGAAACATGGCGGTTGGGGATGTAGAGAAGTGGCCTATCGAGCGGATGGAGGTTGTAAGGAACTCCGTAAACCGCTACATGGCGCAGAACAGGCGCAGCGGTGTTCGGTTCGCACTCCGCTGCGTGGAGTTTGACGTAACGATAACGCGCACGGCATGAACATAGATGTAAGGTTGTCGTGCTATGGCACGATAATGCGCGTAATGAACGCGGAAACGTTCAGCCAGAACCAAGCCGCACGAATTGTGGGCGGCAAAATGCGGCTTGAACATCTGATAAGGGCAGGTAAGGTTCGCGCCATCAAAGGGAACGATACCGCCCAAAACGGACGTTGGCGGATAAACGCCGCGGACGTGTTAAGAAATGCGCGTGCAGTTGACAGATGTGCGCGTATGTCAGTCCTGTAATCTTCAATATAACTTCCACCGCATTGCGGTGGTTCGCAAACTCGGCGTTGGGAGTTGCGGTAATTGCAAAGAAACCTAAACCGCCTAGTGCGGCATGGTGAGCGGTCAGCGCAGAACAGCCATCCTCGCGTAAACGTCGTATGAGCGAGTGAGAGCCAGAAATGGTATCGCGGTGCGCCCAAGGTCTACACGCATACTTGTGTAGGGTGAGGGCAGCATTCCTAGAAGAAACGCGATTTAAAGGGCGTGCGACCTAGCTGTGGGCGAGAGAACACACTCTCGGATAAAAAGTGAAATCATGTGAGTAGTATCACATGTGTGCAGCTATAAGGTTAGGCTGCATTTTTTTTAAATCGAAAATAAAAACAAAGATATGAGCAAGAGGAGTTTTAAAGTGATGATGGCACAGTCGCCAGTCGACGCGCATGAGTTTGTTAATAACATAAAGCGCGAGAATGACGCGAAAAAAAATACAAAGTATTATTTGCGGGCCGAGAGTTATTTCGGCCGATGTCCGCAGGTAAATGTGGGGCGTTACGTTTGTGATACGTACTTCGCAGTTTGTTACGGAAAAATCGCTCGTGCGTTTTGTCGAACGCGCATAAATGGACGTTTAGATGTCGAGTTCGGTACTATCCGTGTTGATAGTAATAAAGAACTAGAAGGGCTAATTAATGGTAGCTGCGAGATAACACGCGAAGAGTTTTTGAACAGAATGGACGAGAACAATGAGTAAAAAAAATATAAGTAGCTGGCTGAATAGCCGCAGCGTGTTCTTTTCACGAATATCGGGCGAGCGCATTACAAGGCGTGATGTAATTTTGACCCACACCATCGTCATAGGCATGATGGTAGGTGGTTTTATTGTAGAGCATCATCCGCTCGTGTCGCTTGCCGCTGTGGCTGTCGTGGCTTTAAGCGTAAAAAGGTTGAATAGGGATTAACGATAGATTTTGTTTTAGTTTGTTTATTTTGTTTGGGCGCAGCAGGAGTGCGGACAAGTGATTGCCTGGGCGGTTCAATTCCGCCGCGTCAGCAAGTAAACTCATGTGTTTTTAATAGGTAGTATAATTGTTTTTTGGAAATCGTTAGCGCGCGTGGCCGTGAGGTCGTGCGCGCTTTTTTATGGACATCTAGCTGTCCGCGAATGGTAGCGCGGAGCGTCTAAGGCACGGGAACGCATAGGCCGATGTGGTTCAATTCCATAATGTCCACTTAAACCAAAATTAAAAGCTTATGGTATACGAATTTAGGACTTTGCGCGCCGACGAGATAGAGTGTCGTGTCGGCACTGTTACGGATAAAGGCGTAAGCCTTTTGATGTACAAAGATGCGCGTGTAGACATGCGCTTACTTGATGAGGTGGTGGGCGCAGAAAATTGGCAGCGTAAGCACGAGCTTATCGACGGCCAGCTCTTCTGTACTGTTTCCATCAGGAACGAAAATGGTGAATGGGTCGGCAAACAGGACGTGGGGACGGAAAGTAACACGGAGAAGGAGAAAGGACGTGCATCCGATGCGTTCAAGCGCGCGTGCTTTAACTGGGGGGTTGGCCGCGAGTTGTATTCTTGCCCATTTGTTTGGGTCAACTTAAACCCAAATGAGTGGAAGGCGAACGCCTACGGAAAGAGCCAACCTCGTGTTAAGTTTCACGTTAGCGATATAGCCTACGACGACAACAGGAATGTGTCGCGCCTTGTCATTAAGGATGACAAGGGAAGTGTACGCTTTACGTTCGGTGCAGGTGCTGCACAGCAGCCACAGCCCCAGCAGCAAGCAGCGCAACAAACACAGCAACAGGCACCGCCACATCAAGCGCAGAAGGCACAGCCAAACGCTGATTATGATACTTTGAAAAAAGTATTATCACAGGTTGATAAGGCTAAGACACGGCAGGAGTTGATAGCAATCTATAACGCCAATCTTCATTTAGGCGGTTGTAAGCAATTTATCGACGCCTGTGTGGCTAAGCAGGCAGAGTTGAAAGAACAAAAATGAAAGTAAATGGATAATAAAAAGATTTTCGATTATGCGTTCAGGGAAGAGTTGAGGTTAGCCTTGGTTGATGGTGGGTTTGATGAAAAGCAAGCTCAAGAAATTGTATCTAACAGATACAAGATAGCCGTAAAAGAGGGTACTATCGCGATACTTAAAAAGGTTATATCCTTGATTGAGCAAGATAAGTACGAAGAATTGCGGAAGATGTTAAGAGACTCACCGTCTGGAGATGGTTATGGAATGGATAACGTTTATGTTGACTTCTCCGAGCTTGACCAAACATCATATCAATCACGTTGGGACAAAAAAGTATATGATATTGGTGATGTGGTTAATATACTAAGTTCAACGAGTATAGAAGAATAATTATGGCAAAATCAGAACTAAAAAAAAGTGCGGTAGTATTCGACCCTACCGCGCACACCTACACGCTAGGTGATAAGAGGTTGGGTGGTGTTACGGCCATCGTAAAATGGCTGTTCCCCGACACATATAAGGACATACCAGCGCACATCCTCAACACGGCCGCAGAACATGGTTCTCTCGTTCACGCCAAGTGTGAACTATACGATGCTATGGGTGTGGGCGACGATATGGAGGAGGTTCAGGGTTACATCCGCCTGTTGACGGATGCAGGGTTGAAAACGCTAGAAAGCGAGTATCTTGTCGATGATGGCGCAGCCATTGCGTCGAGCATAGATAAGGTGTTCGAGCCTGACGCGGATGGCCTGTATACGCTGGGCGACATAAAATGCACGTCAAAAATACACGTGCAGAACGTCACCCTGCAACTAAGCATATACGCTGCATTGTTCGAGAAGAACAACCGCGGTAAGAAAGTGGGTAAGCTGTATGTTGTGTGGCTACCAAAAGCGCAGTATGGTAAGCCGCAGCTTATGGAGTTGGAACGTATTCCAAAGGCTGCATGTACCGCCATCATGAAGGCGTACTTGGCAGGTGAAGACCCAACGCCATTGCGCGATAAGTACTTCCCGAAGGATGACGGACTGAAAGAAGAGCCAATTCCAGAAGATTTATCAGATTATGATACCGAATTGGCTGAAATTGAAGAGAAATTGGAAAAGCTCGAAGGGCGTAAGGAAGAACTGAAAGCGACCATATATGAACGTATGTGTGCAGGTGACGCTAAAAAGTGGACGGGAAGTCATGTGATACTTACGCGCAGGCAGCCTAGCGTACAAGAGCGAGTGGACATCACGAAGTTGAAAAAAGAATATCCTGAAATATTCAAGGCGTGCAAAAAAATATCGCCCGTTAAGGGTGGTATTACGATAAGTGTAATAGCATCGGCTGACAAAGAGCCTGAACTTAAAGAGTAGATGTTATGGGTAAGACTATGAACAAGGTGTTTATTGTCGGCTATGCTGGCGGTGATGCCGAACAAAGGACGACACAGGGCGGTGTCAAGTACGCCCGTGTGTCACTGTCCACCTCATACGGAGGTTACAAAAAACAGGACGGCACGGACGTGCCAGAGCGTACGCAATGGCATCATTGCGTTGCGTGGAACAACCTTGCCGACACGATGGGTAAGTACCTTAAAAAGGGTATGAAGTGTGCCGTTACTGGCCGCATCGAGTACGGCACGTATAAGAATGCGCAGGGTGTGGACATCCCCACCACGGAGATAGTGGTTGAGGAACTAACGCTGATGAGCCAGCCCCAAGCGCAAGGGGTGCAGCCTCAACAACAGCCCCTCCAGCTCCGCCGGATCCCCCGACAAATTCGACAAAAAACTCCCCAACTCCGCCGAAACC